AGCAACGTTCACATAACCTGCTAGTTCTTGCTGCGTTATATCCAACGCCCTACGCTGCTTTCTGATTAACTTCGCCCACTCGGACTTAGTTTTGTTCTTGTACGTCCATTCCATTATGTTCAAATTTTACTTGTGAAAAAATGCCGTCTTGCTCGGCTTGTCTAATCAACTCCATGCACTTGTCATAGCCTTGTTCGCTATTTTGCATTAAGTGGGTAATCTTGCCTATTAACTCCCATTTTTCGGGTAGGCTGTGCTGTTGCCAACGTTCTATGTTCATAATCTTAATGCAGTTTATAGGATGCTGCACCCCTTTGAGGTGAATTAATTAGATTTGATGTATTCGATTCTAAACATACATAAATCAAATTTTACGTCTTCAATATTATCTATTGTAAAATAAGAAATTGTACTTTTTACAAAGCCTAAATTTAATAATTCAGATTCTAACTTATTGAAATTTGATAGTTTTGTCCATGAAGCAGTAAACTCTATTTTATCAAAAGTTGATGCAATTTCTACAAATCTTTTTTTACTTGTAGAATATACTTTAGTACCAAACTTAGTTGATTCCAAAACTGTTAAAACTTTGCTGATATTTAATGTAGCTTGTGCCATAATCTTAATATTTATCTCTCCGCTTAATTGCTTTGATGACACGAAGATATAGGTTATTTCAATACGTTGCTAATTATTTTTTATAATTCTATAATTTTTTATTTTCATTAACAAATACAATAACTTAAAATAAAGCTTAAATTTCAATTATAGTGTAGTTAGTAATATAAACCCCTTACTTCCATTAATAAAGACTAAAAACAAGGCTAGGGGATGCAAATTTGACTATTTCTTTGATTGTGCTGTATTCGCTTCCTTTATTAAGTCTCAATTTCTTATCTAACTTTCTTTTTTTTAACGGCGGCGTACATTCACAAACTCCTAATGCCTTTCCTATTGAGACATAACTAAACCGATAAACTACACTAGCGATAAAACAAAAGTATTCCTCAACTTCTTTCACGTCTATTTCAATGTCGGAAAAGTATAATTCAATTAATAACTTCAACTGTTGCGGCGTTGTTACTTCTTTCATAATTTAAAATGTCTTTTTAAAAGTTCCAAATCATTTACGCAAATCCAATCTTTACTATCAATCCAATCTTTTACTACTTGAAGGCTGTTGATTATCGTTGTATGGTCTCGATATAACGGTTCTGCAAGTTGTTTCAGTTTGAACTTGTAGTATTTTCGCCCTATGTAGGCGTAGTAATGTCTGACCTTTACTATTCCCTTGTCTCTGTTGCGTCCTGCTACTTTTATGGGGTGTTCTTGCATAATATCGCATACTTCATTAAGTAGCTGTTGTGGTGTGGGGATGTGTTTTATTTTATGTAGTTTAATATATAAGCAATAACGTCAACGGTAAACCCATTTCCGCATGATTTATAAATTTGTGAATCTGATATTATTTGTTTGCCATCTTTAAAAAAGTAATCGTCTGCAATCGTTTGAAGTCTGCAAACTTCGATTACACTCAATCTTCTGATACGGTAATTTTCTAATAATAATATCAAATCCATATCCGAATGGTTACCGCCACTATTACCACCTGCTGTAAAGCATACACTTTTATTTTGGTTTTTTTTTACCTGTCCGTCTCTTGAAACTTTGATAAAATTATTTTCCATCCTACTGCCTTCCTTTGTTGTTACTGTTTTAGATTTAGTATCAAAGTTTTCAGTAGGGGTAAAAGAAAAACCTTGATTATTAGCTTTCATTTTTTCATGATTACTAATAAAAAAAGATAACATCTTATCACTCAAATAATACTTTTCATCAACTTCGCTTTCAGGCTGTAAAATGTGCTTTAATAAGATGCCTTTGTCTTTTGGTTGTTTGATAGTTGATACCGGGTAACCAAACAAACCTGCTGACTGCAAGCCAAAATTTGTCCAGTAGTTCCTTTTCCTAGATTGGGCTGAAAATAAAGCTGAATTTATTTTAATAGGAGCTACGCCTAAAATGTTTGTTATAACTTTTTCATGTTCTTTTTTCATGTAAACGTTTTCTAAAATATACTTAACATCAGGATTAAACTTTTGAACGTGGCGTAGAATATTGACAAACTCAAAAAACAATTTACTTCTTTCGTCATCAAAAGCAAGTTGTTTTCCTGCAAAACTAAATCCTTGACAAGGTGACCCGGCAACAATTAAACCTATACTTTGCCAATCTATACTCCATGTTTGCCATTCCGTAACACTACCCAATTGTATAGTATCAGGATAATTGCACATAGTAGATTTAATTGCGTGTTTATCAATCTCGCTTGCATAATATTTGTTGTATTGTATTCCTGCTCTATTTAATGCCTGTTGGCAACATGATATACCATCGAATAAGCTTAACACATTTATTTTCATAATCCTAATTTTTGTTTTTCCTGCAATATTGCGCTGTCTGATAGTATCATAATTGTTTGTTTTATGTGTTAAAATTCATTTTCTCTATCTACGTCCATCCCCCATAAATCCGCTTGCTCTAATTGCTGAACTACTTCAATCTTTTTAAAGTTTGGCGGAGGTTGTGGTTGCTGTGTTTGTGGCTTTACTTCTGCAACGTCTAATCCTGTGTAACGTCTTGTCATTCTATCGTAGTCAAATAAACGCATACCAACACGACCCAACCAATAAAACTTTACTTTCTGAACATGAACCTCTGTTGTGCCGTCCTCAAAATTTCGATAAATTGATAATCCGTTATGTGTCTTATTAGCAAAATGAACTGAACCGCTAATATTTTGCATTGTAGGTATTTCGTATTTCTTAGTAACTAAATTCTTTTGCATCTTAGTAGGATGAGCAACTAAGAAACAATGAATATGATATTTTTTTATAAAGGATGTTAGCTTGCTAAGTGTTTGGCTTATGTATTGAGTTTCGGGCATCCCAATAGGTATTTGATGCTCTATACAGTTCCACGGGCTAATCACTAAGCAGTTAATCCCATATCTTACAATCATTTGCTTTGCCTTTTCGATGATTGAATCAATCGTAGTATCCATTTCATCAACATTCATTAATTTAAAATATTCTGAAACAAATAAAACTCCTTCATTAAATTCATCAGGATTCATTCTTTGTGTGGTATCTTTTCTAAAGTCAAATGCTTTGTTAGTGTATTTCTCTAGTAATTTACTCGCTGTTATTTCTGTATTTTCTTCAAATTGGCAAACTGCCGTTTTCCAGCCGTTAATCTTAGCTAATCCCATGCAAATATTATTCACAACCTCGTCCTTACCATGTCCATTAATACCTGTGACCATTGTAAGTTGCTGAGGGATAAACGTAACAAAACTATCATTATCGCCTAATTCATCTAACATTCCACTATTGCATCCTTTGGGATAACCATTTTTATAAAAGTCTTGCAATGTTGGAAACATATCCTCCATTGTGCTTTCACCTTCAAGTGGGTATAACTTAGCGTTTAAAATCAAATCATTTACCGCTTGTTTGCCGTACTTCAATAACACTTCGTTTGTATCCTTGCACCCTTCAGGATATTGCACCAATAAACAACGTTCTTTCCCTAAACGTCTGCAAAGTTCTTCCGCTAATTTTTTACCGGCTGCATCGCCATCACTAGCGATATAAATACGTTCCTTATTTTCAAAATATTTATAACAATTGTCTAAGTATTCTAAATTCAATTTACCTGTAGCTGCCCCGTTTGGAACACTTACAACATTATACTCATTCGCTTCATAAAAAGACATCGCATCTATTTCACCTTCGCAAATTATTGCATCGTCTGTACCATCTATTGCATCAATGTTGTAAAAAATTAGCTTACTATCTTTATTTAATTTAAAGTCTTTATTTTTTGCTCTGAACTTAATATTTACCAATTCGTCATTTTGATAAAAATTAAAACAAATAGTAGGCACTTCTTTTTGTGCTTTCGGCATCCATTCCAAACATTCAGTTACATTGAATCGTAGTAAAGTATTGTTTGATATTCCCCTATTCTTTTCAAAATACTCAATTGTCTTTTTTGATAACTTTTCAAGTCTAGGAGTAGGCTTTTCGTAAGTTTTTTTATTTTCGGTTGTTTCTTCAAGTACTTCAATATTGTATTTTGCTGCAAGAAACTTTAAAGCGTTTGGATATGTTGTTTTTTGGTGTTCCATGACAAAAGTAATAGAATCACCACTTTTACCGCATCCAAAACATTTAAACATATCTTTCGATTTACTTACAGTAAATGAACCGCTTTTCTCGTCATGGAAAGGACATAAACCAACATGATTACTACCGTTCTTTTTTAATGTAACATATTCACCTATTAGAGTAACTATGTCAATCCTTTGCTTAACTGCATCTAATGTTAATTGTGCTATCATGTTACATTACAAATTCGGGTACGTAAATAGGGATTTCTGTAATTTTCTTTTTGAAGTCGTTAGCTTTCCATCTAGCAATCCTCATAGATAAATCCCAAGTCTTTTCTAATTCAAATTTCATTTTAGTTTTTGGCTTATTAGGCTCTACCCAATAACTAAAGAATTTTGCTAATAAATCTTTTTCGTACTTATCCTTAAAAGATTGTACTTGTATAGCAAAATCTTTCCTTCTTTCTTCAAATGACTTTTTGGTGGAGGTTGCTTTAGCAACAATAATATTTTCTTTATTTATTTCTTTTATTTCCTTTCCTTTCCTTTCTAGCATTGCGGTCGCATCTGTTTCGCATTGCGTTCGCATAACATTCGCATTGCGTTCGCTATGCGTTTGCATTGCGTTCGCATTATTATCTAAATAATTTCTATAAATTTCCCATCTTTTATTTGCTGAATCACTAGCGTTTTTGCTTTTTTCTTTCCTTTCGTTCAGTCTTCTTTCTACCGATAAACTGCCAAAATTATTACCATCAATTATAAATAAATTAAAGTCATTTATGATGCTTTTTATTATGTCAGTATCCACTCTTAAATCGTCTGCAATACCTTCGTAATCCAATCTCATTACGTTTGCATTATTATAAAGGTCTTCTATAATTGCCCAAAAAATGCCATAACCTTGCATCCTGTGTTTTCTTATTAGTAGCTTTATTTTTTCATCATTTCTAGTATTGAAATCATGAGTAAAGTAAAATGTATCTTTTGCCATCGTTAGATATTTTAAGGTTCGTAGTGAGTAAATTGTTGGTCTATATAATTTTTTATATCTTCCCATTCAGTAATAGGAATAATAATTTTTTCACCATTTAAGGCTTTTAAAATTTGGATTTCATTTCTTTTTGTTACTGTACATAAATACTTTTCTTCAGTATTATTTTCAGTTTCAACAACGTAAATTAATTCTAATTGTGCCATAAAAATAAAAAAACCCGAAAGATGGACTAGGTAGAAGTGAACATAACACTTTAGTTATGTTCGGCTAGTCCGCCTTTCGGGCGTTTAAAATGAGTTTATTGTCGTACACTTCTACCTGTGCGAACTGCTGCAAATATAATCATTATTTCAATACAAAATCTATTGCACTCCAAAAATCATCGGGAGTTTTTATAAAAAAATAATAACCGCCTGCTGCTATTTCTCTTCTTTGTTCTTCAATTTGGTAAGCACTAGGTTTATCATTTCCTATTTTTATTTCAAACTTAAAACTTTTGCTTTTAAAAGTCGCTGTAACGTCCGCCGTTCCTTTGCGTGTTGTGGATGGAATGTATTTTTTGACTGTAAGGATTGTGCCGCTTGGTTGTTTCTGTTGTGCATCGACCATTCGCCCTGCACTTGATACCCTTGTCGCATTTCCACCCATCCAATTAATAACGTTCACTATATAATTTGTAAGCCCGTTACTTGCTCTTATGTCAGGCATTTTAGGCAAAGTGTAGAAATTATCCTTATGTACGCTTGGGAACTTCTTTTTACTCCACTCTTTGTGAATCTCGTTGTATCGTTCTTTGTAGGTCATTGTTGTAAAAATTAACCTGCTATACGGATTTGGTATAGCAGGTGTTAATAATAATTTAGATTAATCTAAATTATTATTTAGGATAACCTAAAAAGGCAAATCATCACTTGCCACATCAGTTACCGTTCCCGCTGCATTGCTTTGTGAAAAAGTAGTAGGTGCTTGTTGTTGCTCGGTATTACTACTACCTAATAATTGAACACTACCAACCCTACATATCAACTTTACGCCTGTCCTTCCATCGTTTGTTTGATACAGTTGTATATCAGGTTGCCCCTCAATGTAAACCTGAGTACCTTTTTTAAGATATTGGGCTATTGCTGTTTTTTCACTCCAATACGCACACTCAATCCATAAGGATTTAGTTTGTTGATTACCCTGTGCATCCTTGTATTTTTCTGAATGAGCTACTGAAAAGTTAATCACTTGCCTTTCGCCTACTTTCCGAACTTCTGAATCCTTGCCCAAATGTCCGATTGCTGTTAATTTAATCATAATATTTATATAACTAGATTACCTCTAGTGGGGGTTTATTTTGTGTTAGGTTTACGTTTAAGATAATAATTATATGAAACTATAAAAGATTGTACTTTTTTCATTTTAAAAAATAAAGGATATTTATCAATAATAGGGCTAATTATATTAAAATAAATCCACGGGTTATCTTTATATGATAAAGTCAATCTACTATGATAATATTTTATAGATTTTAATATTTCAGTTTCTTTAATTGAAAATAAATCATCATTTTCATAAAACTCATAACATAATTTTAATCCAATAAAATACTCTTTTACTATTTCCTTATTTTGTAATATCCCTTTATTTTTTATTTTAATATCTAATTTAGAAAGTTCAGTTTTTATAAATAATGGTGTATTTTTATGTAAATTATTTATTCTGTAACTTTCATAAAAATGCTTTATAAAAGCTAACCTATAATCTTTCAAATTATATCTTACACTTTTAGCGATATTACAACCCGACTTCATTTAATAAATCTTTTGATGTTTCTTTTGAATCTCTAATAAATTTAGCTGCATCTAATTGACATACTAAAACATTATTAGCTTGTTTCATTAGTGATGCTGTAGCCTTTGCGTGTTCTACTTTAATTTTTTGTTGGTCTAACTTGCGTGAAGTTGCCATTGCAATTTCATAAATAGCATTAAATTTGTCTGCCATTGTTTGTTTTGTTATTTCATTTTCCATAATTATTCCTGGCTGTCAGTAGCCTTACTTTTTAGTTTAATTTGTGAATCTATGTAACTTTTAACTACGTTCCAATCTTCTAGGGGGATGAAAACGTGTTCAACAAAAGGGATATTATCGTTGTCGGCTATTATGATGTTTTTCTTAATAATATCGACTTGTATTTTATTTATCTCCATGTCTTTTATTTAGGATTGATAATAATTCATCTAATTTTTCAAATAACTTAGGCAACATTTCAACTTCTTTTTCAAGTTCCTTAACTCTATCCTCTAGTGTATTAGGGCGTTCAACGTGGATGTTACTAATTGCATCAACTAAGTAATTAGGGGTGTAATAAGTAGGGTCTGCAATTAGTTCTTTTGCATTAGTAGGTTCTTCCTTGAGTTCAATCCATGTTCCGTTTTCAAAGTTTTTATTGACTTCATCAATATTTCTTTGTTGCCTAAAATCACAACCTCCAGATTTACCTTCAATGTAATAATTTGAACTATCTTTTTTTGTTATTACACAATATTTTGTAATAAAACTTTCTACCATTCTAAACCTTACCCCCTTCCAATTCCGTTGCAACGGTTCACGACCTGTTAATTTAAGGTATTCGGATTTTGTGATTCTTTTACCGTGAGGAGGATAATTTAATATTCCTGTTTCATTGCCAACAAATGCAATAAAATCATCTTTCCATTTCATAACATAACTTTTTTAAAGTGATTATTTATTATTGTTCTTTGCAATCTATTAGGTTGTCGTGTTTCGTACCACTTACCTAACCTTTTTTCAGATAGCCTTTTCGCTGCTAATATTACCTTACAGGGTCGAAAATCAGCATACTTTAGCCTATTCATTCTTTGTCCTGTTCGTGACATTGTTCTTTGTTTTATACGTTTTATTAATTGTTGTTGCCCTGCTTGTCCTGTCAGCAATTGCAAAGAAACCTAATAAAGTATTGAGTTTATCAAAATCAACAAAACCTTTTTTAGTTTCGCTCTCAATTGCTGTGATAGGGTAGCCGTATTTATTTCGCTGTTGTGCCATTGCTTATAATTGTTGCGTTATATTCCTTATCATATTCTACTAACATGATACGAGCCTTTATTTTAAGGTCTTCATCGTTACCTAGTAATTCAGTTAAAAGACCTATAAATGTCGGGTTTCGTGGGTGACATTGCAATTTACGGGCTGCATCGAAAGTGCCGCTAATTTGCGCAAACTTAATCGCTTGTACTTTCTCTTTTTCTTCGTTTGTCATTTTAATAAATATTTACCCGCTTCAATTACACGGTTAGTTAAGAAATCTTTGTCACTTTCGGGAATCTCAAAACGGATAACGTTTACATTCTTGTAATAGCCATCATCTAAGATATACGGCAGTTCGTTAATTTCAGCCCATTGTATCCACTTTGTACCATACTCTAGTGCTAAGTCTTGAATACATGCAAGTTCGCTTAAATAAGGCATATAAACAATCAATTCGCCGTACTTACAATTATTGATAATTGCATTACTAACTAACTGCCAGTAGTACTTTTCACCGTCTTTGTGGTTATCCCTAATGTATTGAATAGGATTATCGCAACCGTTGTAAAGTGGTTCTACCAATTGACAAAATGATTTTCGTGTCATCGGACATTTGAAATCTACAATAGTGCCGCCTTTATCATTCTTTATTGCATCTTTAGAGCCACGCCAATAGTCAATAGTCGGGTGTGTGTCGGTTTCCTGTGAAGTTACACGATAATCAAATGACACTAAATCAATAATCCTGTATTCGCAAAGTTTCCCCCAGGTTAGCGGCTTTGCGTTGCTTTCAATGTCAATCGGCAAATTTAGCTTTCTTTCAAAACGTTTTTCTTCAATATAAGTAAAAGCAGGTGCGCCAAATATTTCACCGTTTGCCTTAGCCTTTACAGTCGGGTTGCTTGTAAGCGCGACTATTTCGCTACTTGTAAAGTTTCCGTTTCTTTTAGTGTTGTCCATTTTATAAAGTTTGAAGGTACTTGAATAATTTTGTGTATGACTGTATCTCCTTAGTATCAATAATTAATTGATAAGTAGGCAATGATGTAGCAGGAATAAACGCTTTTTTTTCTTCGAATAGTGCCGTTAATTCCTCTAGTGTAGTTTGTTGCGGCTTGATTAATGGGTTATAACCGTCTTGTTTTTTCCTATTAAGGTCACGTCCGAAAAGTTTACCTAATGACTGTGCAGCATTTTTCAAACATTCAGCCTTTAATTTAGGGAATGCCATATCTAAGGCATTGCTTTTTTTGTTTGAGCTATTCAAAGCCCATTGATTTTTTTCCTGTTGTGTCATTCCCTCGGGTGCTTTATCTACCATTATAACGATTGATGCCGCCCCTTGTCTTTTCAACCATCCATTAACAACGGGGTGAAACACTTTTAAGTCTATTGCCCCTACAACTTCGTTCCCTATTTGCGCCCAACGAAAGTTATCGGTTTCCCATAAGCCAAAAAACAATTCATCTAAAGTCATTTCAATGTGACTTATCGTTACTGTTTGCGCCCGTCCGTCAGGTGTTTTGTCTAAACTTTCGAGTGAAGGATTTGAATGTAATTTGCTGTTAAAATTTTGGCACGCAATCCTAAATGATTCTATTGCACTTGCATTTTGCGCCATTTGTGCAAGTGCGTTTGTGCCTGTGGTCTGTAATTCATTATTCATAATCTTAATTGTTTTGTGAAGTGCAAATATACAACTCTAAAAATATAAAACAAATATTTTTGCAAATTTATTTTGGAATTTAAAAAGATTGTATATATTTGTAAAAAGTTATTAAGGATATGAGACAAGAAACAGAAAATTGCGTTATTACATATAGTATAGAAGAAGACGAAATAATAATAGATATGATTGAAGTATCTACCTTATATCGTGGACAAGGGTTTGCAAAAAAAGCAATGAAAAAATTTATGTCAGATAATTACGGCAAATTTATCAGCCTTCATGCTTACGGTCAGGATGATAGCGTTTCAACTGAAAAGTTAGTAGATTTTTATAAATTTTTTGGATTTGAAGTTGTTGCAGGAAGTAATGATTTTGGTTTTGAAATGCAAAATAATCCTTATTAATATGACTAATCAACAAATCAAAACCCTAGCAAAATTCGCAGGATTAAAGTACCGTCTAATAATGGACTTGTTACATATTGAATATTACGGAATGAGTGCCGAACATTCAAGAGACTTTCTTTTTGATGTTTGGATAGTTTACCGAGATATTGACCGCTCTAAGTGGCAGCATATAAAGGAGTGGACTTACATAAATGATAGGGTGCGAATTGAGTACGCTATTTTAAACGAGCCTATTGAAAAGTCATTAACATTATTATCAAACAGTATAACCAATTTGAATTTATGAAATTAAAACAAAGCGTTATCGAACGCATTAACAACCGTGATGTAAGGCTTAAAATAGCGGAGGCATTGAGTAAGAATAAGCCCATGTCAGAATGGAACGTTCAACTACTTATTAATAAAAATAGCTGCAAAGGCTCATTGACTAAGATAGATGCACTTAGTTGTATTGCAGTATTGTTAGGTAATAGTAGTAAAGATATTTTTGAACTTTTAGAAAATTAAATGTATGGTAGCAAGAATAAAAGAAAATGACATTTTTATACAATATTGCAAAGTAAATGGTACTCATGTTGTATTAGGATATGATAGAGTTAAAACATATTTTTCACTTCATACCCTTTGCATCGCCTACCCCAAAGGCAAACGCCCTGAGTTGCCTTACCCACAAAATCCGAGTAAAATAGAAAGTAATGGGCTACAAAAAAGCGAATGATAGACTAATAAAATTATCCGTTATAATTTGCATAATTGAATTGATTGTATTATTGATTAAAAAATAATCCAAAAATATTTGCAAATAAACTTGTTGTTATCAAATAAGTTATATATTTGTGTCTCATTAGTAACAAATAAAAAATTTAAGATTATGACACAAGCGACATTTGAAAATAAAAAAGTTTTAGTTAATAAAATACTAACTAAAATAAATCAGGTATCAAATAAAAAAGTAGAAATAAAAACTTTTTTTGATTTGATATTTATGTCAAACAAAGACTTGTCAATATTAGCAAAAAAAATACAAGCTTAATCCCATCACACAGGCGGCATAAACAACCGCCTACAAATTTAACTATATGAAAGAATTACTACAGTATTACCGACAAACTTTCCTTCCCGAACTATTGGAAGATGCACTCAAAGAAGTGCCTAGAAATGACAAAAAAGTTGTCTATTTAAGGCAACAAGTTAATCACCTTAAAAAGCAATATAATGCAGAACGTACAACTAATTAAGCAACTTGAAAAGAAGGCTGAAATGTACAATGACTTTACACGAAATAACAATGTACTTGAAGGCTCGAATTTCTATAAATCACAGGTTGCAAAGTACAATGAAGAAATAGTAAATTTGTGTAAGCAAATAGAATCACTACATACTGAACAAATAACAGGCATTTTATAAACAAAAATAAATAAAACAAAAATGAAAAAAGTATTAAGATTATGGGTTAATGGTAAAGGTTATGAACCTTTCGAGTATGAAACATTTGAGAATATATCGAATGAGTTAAAAGAAAGAAATATATCAATAGGTTCTAATAGCGAAATAGGTGATAATAGCCGAATAGGTGATAATAGTGTAATAGGTTATAATAGCGAAATAGGTGATAATAGCCGAATAGGTTATAATAGTGTAATAGGTTCTAATAGCCGAATAGGTTCTAATAGTGTAATAGGTTATAATAGCGAAATAGGTGATAATAGCCGAATAGGTGATAATAGTGTAATAGGTTCTAATAGTGTAATAGGTGATAATAGTGTAATAGGTTCTAATAGTGTAATAGGTTATAATAGTGCAATAGGTTCTAATAGCCGAATAGGTTCTAATAGCGAAATAGGTGATAATAGCCGAATAGGTTATAATAGTGTAATAGGTTATAATAGCGAAATAGGTGATAATGTAAAAGTCAAAACTTTGTTTTTTTGTGGTTCAAATCATTCAGTTTATTATTGGGGTGAAGATAAAATACAAATAGGATGTCAGTCTTTTACTATTTCAGAATGGGAGACTAATTTTAAAATTATCGGTATAAAACATAATTATTCGGGAGAACAAATAAAAGAATACGAATACTATATTAACGCAATTCGTCAATTTCACAATCATTTAAACCCTTAATCATGTGGATTACAATAACGATTACCTTGCTAATAGTAGCAGAAATGATAGGAGTAAGATATTTTTCTTTGCCTATCTCAAACGATAACGATAACTTTTAAATTAAGATTATGGACATTACATTCGAGTGCGAAAATGCACAAATTAAGTCACACAGTGACCGTAAAAGAGTACTACAAGTAACTTGTACAAACGTAGATTATGAGAGTATTTTATCGCAAATACTTGATAGCGTTGATGGTATTGATTCACTACTCAATCAACTAACAGAAAAACAAATTAACGAACATTTAAAAAACCGTTTATAATGGCATCAATTATTGAGTACATAGACGAATTACTAGAAGTCACTTTTTACGGTGACGTTACCACCGAGCAAACAGGCGAAGACGGTGGGGAATATTGGGGTGCAAAATACCTACCTACTATTAAGACTTACGAAGTAGTAGAAAACATTGAGTTTGAGAAAGTACCCGATGAATATGCTAGCCGTGTTCAAACGTGGTTAAATGATAACTACGATGATATTGAGACAAAAATTATCAAAGAATACAACAAATAATTGAGTACATACGGCGGCAGTTTCTACTGCTGCCTCTTTTTAAAAACATTAAGATTATGGCAGAAACATCAAACATAGTACAAGGCTTTCACCATTTGAGAAAAGCACAATTAAATTTTGAAGTTGTGAAATCAATGTCACATACAACTTTTAAAAGACAAGTACAAAGTACATTGATAGATAGGATTGAATTATTGAAAGATAACTTCCTTACTCATTTATCTTTCGATTTCCCTCGTGAAGTTAAGGACGGCATCAATAATGAGTGGCAAAGTGATGTATTAGCAATAGATAACATTTACAACCTGCTGCACCTATTAACCCCCGAAAAAAGGGAACTTGTAGAAACAATAATTGAAGCCTTATTGAATAATGAAAATATAGAATTTAATGGAAAATAAAGAACTATTACCCTCTCAAATCGGATGTATTGATTTGGAGTGGTTAGATGGCGAAATAAAGTATTATAAAAATAGAGGTTATCAATCGGAAGTAAAGTCTTTACAATTAGTAAAAAATAAAATATTCCCCGTTACCCCGTTGTTGTCGGACGCTTGGAGTAAAGGTAGCATTCACAGAGATTACCTTAATAAAGGCAGCAAATGGGATGGATTGAAGCCTATTGATAAAAATGATTATATAGTATCACCAATTAAAATAAACAAAGATGAATAATAAAATACCACAAGAAGTAGTTGATAGATATAAAAAAGTTATCATCAAAGAAATTGATAGTAACTTAGAACTTCATGTACATGATGATATGGATTTATTAAGAAGAAATTTTATTTTGCCTTTACCATTTTATTACTCTGAATGTTATGTTATGCAACAAGATAGAATAGTTTACATTGGTAGCAAATTAAATACAATAAATTTCATAAATAACAATAGAGGTAATTTTTTTGAACAATTAGGTTTATTAACTACAATGATTGAAAGTAAAGAATTGAGAATAGGGAATTATGTAAAATGCCCCTTAGATGAAACTTTTTTAAAGGTAACTACACTTAAAAATAAATTAATAATTGCAAGTAAAGGGGAAAATGTAAACTATAATGCAATTGGACCTATCCCCCTAACAGAATATATACTGTTAAAATGTGGGTTTGAAAAAACAAACAGGATTGATTTTGGCGAATTGAAAGAATGTTATGCAAACTTTTCATTTGCCTTAATGATTAGGCACAATTCTTTTTTTGTTGATTGGATTGGTGGCAATACTGAAGTAAAGTATTTGCACACTTTACAAAATGTATTTTATTTTTTAACAGGCAAAGAATTAAACGTAGAATTATGACAAATAAAGTATCATTTCATTTCATCATTAACATAGTACTCCTTGAACTTATATACTTGTCAAATACTACTCACATAGGTAGTTGTTTTATTGGTTTAGGAGTTTGGAATGCTGTTTATTCAATAATAATATATAGTAACAATGGAAAATAAAACAGCACTACAAATATTTTGTGAGAATATCGAACACAACATGAGTATTGAAACTTTTAGTTTTTATACCTTATTGAAAAGGGATTGTTTAGAAATTGAAAAGCAGCAAATAATAGATGCCGCTAAGTGGATGCCGCAACCTTTTGAAAAAATTGAATTTTTGCCCGAATTGGGAGCGGAATATTACAATAAAAATTATAACAATGGACAATAATAAACGCAAACAAGGTTGGTATTGGTGTAAATTAAAAAATAATGTTTATGTATGCAGGTATTACACAGGGCTTGTTTGGTATAATAATGGGGAATATTTTGATGATTTATTCTTTCAATCAATCAACGAACAAAGAATAACTATGCCAGATGAACCTAATGTACTCGATAACGTAATAACTTCAATCAAAGAAGATATACAACTCGCTGCATTCAGTAATCAAGTGTACGGTAAGCAATTATTGAGTATTATTGAACAATTAAAAGCAACGCTATGAGTAAAATATATGAATCATGCCCTAATTGTGGCAGGACTTATGATGAGATTGATTACGATTATCAGATATGTAGTTTATGTGGATATTACCCTGAAAGATTTGAAATGTGCAAATTCTACAATAGTAAGCTGTATGATTCAGTTAAAAGAATGAAGAAAGTTACAAAAGGCATACATTGGCATGAGAATAGTTTTAGTTATATTATCGAACATTTTAACACTTATAATTTTAATTAACAATGATAATCAACCCTCGTTCTTTCAATCGAGAATTTAAAGGCTATAAAGACAAGCATTTTAAGCAAGCAACGCAACTAAACAACTGCACTACTCAAATAAAACATCTTTGGTTTAAAGTTCGGTTATTGCGTGTCACTAAGGGTAGACATTGGGCAAAAGGTTATAAATATAGTCTTCATGTAAGTTGTAAAATTTATTAACTCGTGACGGCTAAGTGCTGCCACGAAAAAAGCTAGGGTTATTAAACCTTAGTAGCCATCTCTTTTTAGGGGTGGCTTTGTTTTTATACCGTCCTATCAAAAGTAATTTCAACCGTTCCATTTGCAAGCATATTTTTCAACTTGATAAAAAACGATTCAAAAGCAATGCGGCTTTCAGTAACCATGTCTTTAGCAATTCCTGTACCGGGTAATAGGCAGCCTTCCGTGTCTTTTGATTTATTGCCTGGATGGATGCGGATTCCATCGAATGCCCCAACGTTTAAAAGTATAGGCAAAACCTTTTGAAACCGATTACTGAAAGAGGTTTGCACTTGATAAGTACCTTCAGGAATAGCAGTTTTAGTCGGCTCTTTTAACTTTTGCAATTCAGCTAAAGGCATAGATTGTTTTAAGCCCCTATCCTTATCTTCGAGAATGTAGCACTCAAAATGTCCGTTAATGTATAAGCGGCTTATTGTACTTTCTTCTGTTTTAATTATTGCTTTAACTAATAGTTTGTTTGTCATAATTAAATATGTTCAGATGTTTTTAATTTCATAAATGCTACTATTTGATGTGTTTTAATTTGTTCTTTATCGTAATCAACTATACATAATTCATGGTTACCTTTCAAAAACTCATTCAACTGATATAAGCCATCATTAACACCACTTAAATAATCGTCACTACCACTAAAATCTTTCTTAATTTCTTCTATTATTGTATTCATAATATCCTACTACTTTTAAAAATTAACCCAATAGCCGCTAAACCTGCAATAACGCCTAATAGTATCGCCCAAAATTGCCATTTATCTATCGTTTTGTTACATTCACCAATACGATTATTACTATCGATGTATAGTGCTTGTAGTGTGCTATTTGCTGACCTTAGTGTAGTATTGTCATCTAATATCTGATTGTCTCTTATATCGATTGTATCGTGGACTGTTGCAAGTGTGCGAAGTCGTATAATAGTAGTATCGTGTTTTGAGTTTGTAACAGTATCAACAAATGAGAATGATTGAACGGTGGTATCATGCTTGTAGATAGTATCACTACCCTTAATTATAGTGTCATTGCTGCAAGGGTGCAAACGTGTATAAACGTGACCTACCGTATCGAATGACTTCGAGTTAGTTAGTACTTTCATTATTGCCGTTCGGTCAGTCATGCAGCCTATAAGAGCAAATAGAATAAAGTAGAGTAGTATGTGTTTGTATTTTTTCATATCCCAAATATGTTTTTAAGGCTTTTCAATGTTTTATCTTCATTATAAATAGGCATACACGTCACAAAGTCGATATTCTTTCCTGCATACTTATTTTTGATAACCTCTTTCGCTGCATTCTGTGAATTTGCCTTTACAGTCATTTTCAACTTTTTGCCCTCAAGAATAAAATATACTTTGTATTGCATAACTATAACATTTTAGATAAAACCCAATCGTATATTTTTTGCACTAAATAAACTAACCCAAAAAAAGCAAGTATAGTTTTTATCATAACAATATTTTTAAAAATTACCCCCTATAAAAATTCCACATTATAGGGGGATTAAGAACTACAATCTTGAATCAGGACTGTATTTTGAGTGTCCTTAATTCTATAGAAAGGGGAAAATGTGCGTCTAAGTCCTCCGAATGCTATTCTTTGGCAACTTGATAGGCATCCCCTTCCAATTACTTATTATCAGGTGCTAATATTTCCCCTTGATTATTACTTATGAATTTCTTCGAAATGTAACTTAGTCCTGCAATTAACGCTGTTGTACCTATGGCTTTCAAATCGAAAGTTAGGCTACCTGTTGAAAGTGATTGAGTTACCACCGTTAATGCAGCCCCCACAACTGAAACAAATAAGCCATGTAAAAAATCAGCCACCCCTACTGTTAAAAACTTTGATTGCATATTATTTATTTTTAATTTGTAAACATTTAACTCCCAGCCACATAGCAAATATAATGTATGCTAGTTTAGCAATTATGATATATATTTGCTGCATCATAATCTTAATAATTAAAGCAGGGGGTTTCTACTTCCTGCTTTTATTTTGTTTGCTAATTGCTTTGATATAATATATACTAGCTAAAATTGATACGATACTGCCTAGAATAAAAGAAACGACTTTCATAGTCATATCTACACTTGCCGCTGAAATTGTAAAAAAACAAAGTCCGCTTAAAAATCCTAGTACTCCGTCTGCCGTCTCTTTTAAATGGTGAATCATGTCGAATAAATTATTTAAAGGTTATTTAAAAACTATTTTAAGTCCGTATTGCTCGTGAATAAACGTTGCAAGTAACTTAAATAAATACTCATTACTATTCCAATCAATGTAATTTTGACCTTGTAATGTGAATGAAACAGACTTTATAACTACTTGCTTTGAAGTCATAAATGAAAATGACAAATTAGCCATATTTTGCAAGTTATCTTCAATTACTTTGATACTCACTAGACTAACAGTATCATTACTCAATACTGTCTTAATTGGTGTAACTTGACACGCTGCAATGCCTGTAATACTATTATCTAGCGTAGGGTGAAAACTTGTATCAATACTATATACTGTTTGCGAATTTGCCGCAATTGCAAAAAATAAACTGATAACTAAAAATACTTTTTTCATAATTAATAACCTTCTAAAATTAAAAAACCTATTGATGATGCCCCTGTTACGGTTACTGCTGTTGTACTTATTGAAGTCACTAAACTTGTCGCTAGTCCGCTAGTTGATAATATTGTAGGTGTATAAGTGAACGCTGTAGGGAATGTATAACTAGCTGTACCCAAAGCATTATTACAATAAATCATAACCTTTTTATAACTGCTTCCTGCAAATGGTTCACTATATATAACCGTTCCACTTGTTGATGCGTTTACGGTTGTTTGTGTAGCTGTTGCGTTAAATACAGTAGCATTTGCTGTGCCACCTAAATAAGTTGCCGTAACCGAACTATTCCCCAAAGTCACCGTATTACTTCCCTTACCTACTGCATTATATCCTATAACGGTCTCATTTGTTTCTGCATTTGCATTATTTTGAGTGTTATATCCCAAAAGTGTAGAATTGTTAATGGTCGCATAGGAATTACTAGAAGAAGCCCCCAAACATAAATTATTTGCCCCTGCTGTCATTGCATTAAGTGAATTATAACCCAATGATGTGTTATTGTCTGTGCCATTCCCTGCGTTATGCCCTGCATTCATCCCTATGTATGTACAATTGCCCCCGTTACCCGTTGCCATTGCGCCATTACCTATTGCAACATTGTTTTGATATATTGAATTAATCATTGCATTATTACCTATTGCAACGTTATTGGTATAATATACCCCACTTCCACTAGCTGCGCTGTTACCTATAACAACATTACCCCCCAATGTAGCTCCATTCATGGCATTGTAACCAATAGCAACGTTTGACCCACTAGTCGTATTGTATATATTTGAAGCTGCGCCCCATCCTATTGCCACGTTATAGGGTGATGAACTGTCTTTCAATAATGCCTGATAGCCTATAGCAACATTATAAGCCCCCACTGCATTTCCCTTCAACGCCTGATAGCCTATAGCAACGTTATTGGCATTACCGCTATTATTCCCCGAAAGTGCTTGGTAACCTACGGCTGTATTAGTTGCAAGTGAATTAATCCCTAAACCTACTGTAAGCGTGTGTATCGTTTCATCTGAAGTAAAAGAATAATTCTTTGTTGTATCTAGCCCGAAAGTAGTAGAAGTTAGTGTAAGCCCTCGCCCTGCTGAATAACTACTGCTACTTAAAGATTGTCTATCTACTTGCCCTGTAACTGTATCAATTATCAGCCCCCACGTTTTGCCTGTTGTGATAGGAATAGAATCTTTATTAGCATAAATTGACTTGAAGTAGTTAGCCGTTGTAAAGGTGTTTATTGAGTTTAAATTAGCTTTGTTTGCAAGTTGATTATAAACACTAACTCTCATTGTATCACTTCTATATTTTGGCTGCCATACACTAGAATCTGCAATTGCATAGTTACCGCTTGCTTGTTTTCCATTAATAGCCGAATAAATATTATTACGGCTACTATCAGAACGATATTTAGTTTGCCATATACTTGAATCCGCTTTTGCATACGCCGCTAAGTCCGTGGTATCTACTATCCTTTTTGCCCCAACATAAGGACTGTTTAAGAAAGTAGCCCTTGAGTTACTGTCAATAGATAACGGTGTATTTAGCTTTACAATATTTTGAACTTCAAAAGTATTTGCACCACTATTATAATTGTTTCCTATTTTCCATTTTGTAGTATCGACTTTTTGAAATAACAGAAATGAACTACCTGTAGCACTTGAATTATTCAAGTCTGCCATATTGTTAGTGCTGCTATGAATATCAAGCGCACTTGAAGGTGTACTTGTTCCAATCCCTAACCTAATTAAAGCAGTATCATATACTAGATTATTCGTATAGCTTATATTATTACTACTATTCCAATAAGGTATTCGTTGCGCTACGCCTGTGCCTGTAATTGTGCCGCTTGTAATGTCTGTTGTATAAGCTAGTTTCTTCCAATTGCCGCCGTTGTAGTTTTGATAGTATAACCTTCCATCTGCTGCACTTCCCGAAATTCTCGCATAGTTGGCATCACTTAAAGTATTTCTGTTCGTATCTTTAGGTATTTGCAAACTATATAATGAACTAACGGTCTGTAAAACTGCATTACCAAATGTGTCGATAGAACGATTAGTACTTAAATCACCTTGCTTTGTGCCGAAAAATACATTACCACCATTCAATGAAAGATACTGTAAGTTATTTCTTTTTAAAATCACATCGTTACCGTCATTACTGCCTATGCTTATTGAAGAACCGAAAGAATTACCGCCGTTTAAGATTGCGTTAGTACTTGCTCCTGCTATCGGCATCCAATAAGTGCCATTACCTGTATAAAGCGTTTGAGCGATTTGTACTAAGCCTATTTTATTAATTATGGTATCAGTAGGAATAACTAACCTACCTGTTAATCGTGTGCTATCCTTTACCGTTATGTATTTTTGAAACAAATAAGGCTGTGAAATAATCGTTTGACTATAACACTTTGAAAATATAAGTAGTAAGAATAATAAGCGTTTCATGTTGCGAATATATTAAATTATCGTGCAATTACAAACCAATCGAAATAAAGGTCTTGAGTGCCACTATCGACCATTGCTTGATAAGCTACCCTAAACGATGTGGAATTGCTATTAAGTGAATCAATAAACCATGTAATTCTCCCATCCGTATTAGTGCTATTCCATACCGTCATTATAACTTTATAATTAACAAGTATTGTAGTACCTAGTGCAATATCCTTTGTTGCATATCCCGAAATATCCCCAACATGAGTATAACCCTTTGCAAGTATCTTTATGTAATTATTATCAATATACTGTTTTGTTGCCGCCTGTAGTGCTGAAGTAGGGTCTGCATTCAATGTTAACCCCCCCGTCAAAGTTCCACCTGTAATTGGCAAAACTTGATTTTTAGGATAAACATTATCCCACAAAGGAACTATTCCATTTGCTGCCGTTGCGCTTGCATCTTTGAACGCTGCACTTTTTAAACTTGCTGCAATGACATTCAAGGCATTAACTTGTGATTTTAAAAACACATTTGCTAACCTATAAACATTCATGTCACCCGTAAATAAAGGAGTTGTAACCCCTATACTATAAGCCGAAGGCGAAGCCGTGAAATAGTTGTAAGTAGGTCTTATGACTGCATCCGTGTATAATTTAGCGTTTTCGCCTGTGGGCGCATCGGGCAAAATAGCGTTTCCTTTATCAAAGGCGGCAACAAAATAAAATCTACCTGCTTCGTCTGCATCAGCTTTAAAATAAATTATCCCGTCAGTATAACTTGACCCGTCATAATTTAATCCTTGCAAAATAAAGAAACTATCATTTGTGTAGTCAATTCCTGCTAAAGCCCTCACGCTTGCGTTTGCTTCCTGTTGCGTTGCTAAAATATCGCTTACAAATACAGGCTCACCACCTGCTTTGCTTGGGTTGGTATTAGTAATGTTACCGTAAACTATTCTTTCTGTTGGGAAATCAAATATGTCTGCCATTGTTATAAAGTATAAGTTTTAAATGAATAATTCACCCCTGCTATTGCTACCATTGCAACGTCCGCTTCAATCTGTCTTTGTGATGCTGCCCAAATGGTATTAAGAACATAAATAGTCAATTGGCTACGTCCTAAATTATCGCTAAAACTTTCAAGCATTACAGGCGTTTGCAATGTGTCATCAAAAGCCCCCGCAAAAATAATTGCATCTGTTTGATAGAAACTATTAGCCGCATTTATAGCGTAATCTGTCCGACTAAAATAAATGCCGCCATTTGTGGGGTCGTTAATATAATCGGGCGCATAAAGTATATTAAGAACGTTTTGTAGTTGCCTTGTAAACTTACATTGAGCTAATAATATTAGTCTATCTCTATCGCTGTAGTATTGGTCAAATATAGGCTGTATAGGCTGCAAAAAACACGCTAAAAACTTGAATAAATTACTTAGCTTACCATCGCTATTAATGGCGAAGTATGGAGTTAAAACCCATAAAAGTAATTTGCTAAAGTTTATTTTTTTAAACATTATAAAACAGAATTATAAGTTACTTTACTAGATGCCGACAATTGGAACGTGCCACTTGTCAAAGATATTTGACCGCTGAAAGCTACGTTATCACATAGGATGCTAGTAATAAAGAAATCCCTAACCCCCGCAACGTTTGCCTTTATGTAGTCTGAAAAATCATTCGTGTAAAATAATCCGTTGTAAGAGAAATTTACTTGAAAGTCTTTTACTGCTTGATTGTATTGTTTTTGTAATGTGGATAAGTCGAAAGTAGAATAATAGCTTAAATTAGCATTATAAAGTATAATGTTAGGATTTTTGCTTATAATATTTACGGGAACTCCTGCCGTTAAAAAGTTATCCATATACCCAATAAAAGCAGAAAATTGTAATTGACTTAGTGCTATAACGTTACCTGTTGCATCCGTTGTGCCAACTTTCAAACTAAGATAATTCAACGATTTATGCCAATCAAATGCCGCCTGTTTAATTATTTGTTTAGTGGTGTCAATAGTTGCATAGTAATAGTTGCCATTTGTATCAATTAACAAGTTATCACCATACTGAAAAGCCTTTGCATTATTCACATAATATCCGCTTTTACCGTAATTCTGTGATAAGAATAAATCAATAATTCCTTGTTTTCCGTTGGATAGTTCAATTGCAGTCGCATCTACATTTAATTGAATAGACTCAATCATTTTTTTATACAAGCCGCCTACCGATGGATTTTCAAAACCATTACTTTCTAAATTAGCTATCGTTTGTTGATAAGTACTCATTTTAGAAAATATTAAGGATTAAAAATATAGATGCCGAAATCTCACCCGAAATAACGGTTACATATAAATTGTATGCAGTTGTTGATACCGGTATCTCTGTAGAGTTACCCGGACAATTATTATTATCAACCGTTACGCTTGGGAGTATTTCTTCACCGTTGGGAGTTGTGCCTACTTTTGCTACTGTTGTGCCGCTGCCTATCTTAGTTAAAAACAACTTCCACGCATAACTATTAGCAGGAATTTGTACTGTAAAGGATGCACTTTGATTTGTGACTTTAAGCAATTGAGTAGCACCGCTATAAAGTTCGGCTGTCATAGCATTAATTTTATTTCTTGCTATTAGTCCGCTATCCCCGTTATTTATTGGTGTATATGCCATTTAATTAATTTTAATCTTTCCAAAATTGGTCATCTTTCCACGTTGCGTTATCGTTCCAAAACCCTGTTGATAATATCCAAATACTATCTAGCGTTGTAAAAAATTCAGAACATTGCAAAACCATTTCTTTGTCTATACATTCAGTAATATAGTTGCCTTTGATACTTTGTAGCCTATTAGTATTTATTTCTAATCCACTTGGTAAAACATAGTTAGTATTTGTCTCTATGTCATAAGTCAAATCAGTTACACTATTCGCTTTAAGGAATAAATCTAGGTTACTCATCGTTGCAACTCCCGTGTTATTTGTCACCAAATCCAAAGAAGTTTGTAAGGCTTTCGATTGCACTAATACTGACATGACCCACTAATATTTACAATGTGATTTGCAATATTTGCCGTAATACTAACCGTTAATGCGCCGTCTGCTAGTATCTGTTTTTTGACAAGTGCTATTTTATTAGATACGTTGTCAATTTTACCGTTTATAACCCTTGCATCACATCCCTGACCAAAATCTCTATTTTGCATTATAGCACCTCTTGAATTAATGCAAATAGCTAAGTTTTGTGGACTTGGGTTGCTAGTAATAGCCAACCCTACCCCCGAAACTAGAACTATATCCCTTTTATTTGCATCGAAAAAAAAGTCTGTCATAAGGCAAAGTTATTGATAAATTTTTGTACTTTCTATATCTTTTTCTGTTGTTAATGTTGCCGTGTTGTTTTCAATTGGCAAAGGTGTCGCTGTAGGGATGCCAATAGCTACAACATTATGAGTATGAGTGTTGTATAAGGTAATAAAACCGTTTAATAATTTTTCAATATTATTCAACCTTTCGACTAAATTAGGAGTCAAAGGAACTCCCACAGTTCCATCAAAAAATATGATTTTATCAAACTTATCAACTTTCAAAAGTTCGGGTCTAGCTTGGTTGCTTTCACGAAAACCTAAAACACAAGAACTACCAATTGAGGGAATAATTCTAAAAGTTGAAAAGCTATTT